TCTGTAGAGCTTTTCCAACATCGCTTGCCGTCTCTGCCCCTCGTCGGTGTTGGGACGGAAGTGCTCCCAACCGTTTTCACTTGTTACACAGCAAATCTGCTTGCCGTTGAGATAGAGGAATTTTTCATGCTCCTGCAAAATCGTGCCGAACGGAATATTGATCTCCCCGGAAAGACTTTTGCCCTTGAATCTCCTATATGTGATGTATTCCATATTCGTACCTCATACGCAAAAGCCGGGGGCAAAGCCAATCGAGTAGTGCGCGTTGTCGTTGCTGACCGTGCCGTCAGGAATCACAAGCGTGAAATACGTGGAACTGCCGGCAAACGGGGAACGGAGCCACCAAACAACGGCTGTGCTTGTCGCGCTGTGATTGTATTTGACCTTGCTGTTTCCGGCGCTGTAATACGAATACTGCGCCTGTTTGCTGGATTCGTTTGGATTCCCTCGGCTGATCGTCCCGAATACTTCGTATTCAGCCAGCAAAAAGAAATAGTCCGTTGTCGCTGTCACCGCGCTTGCGTCGCTGCTGGCACCTGTGTTGTCCGTGTACTTTGTGACGGACTTGATGATGGCACGGAGCGCCGCCGGAATGACTGCAATAATCGTTCCGGAATAGCTCGCGAGGCTCGTCCCGCAAATTTTTGTTCGCATCTGCGACGAGTTCCATCCGCCGGAGTTTGTTGCACTGCTGTTCATTGAAAAATAGCCCGTCGCGGATACTTGCGAATTATATTTGCTGTCACATAGCGCAACGTCCGTTCCACCGGACAGTGCGGTTTTGCCCAGCTGGAAGTGAATGCGGTTTTGGCCTTCAAGCTCGGCATTGTGATTAAACCCCAGAATGAATGCGTAGATCGTATAGTTTGACAGCGTCAACGTGCCAACTGTGCCGTTCAGCGTTACCGCCTTGCTGTCGCCAATGCTCCAATAGTTCGCGCCCTGTCCTTTGTCAGATACCTCCTTGATGGTCGCCCAATCGTTATTGTTCAGTGTGGACGACACAAAAGAGAGTGTCACGTCATAGATGCCGGTGATAGATACGCTTTTCGCATCGGACGTTTGCCCATTGTGTGTCGCCTTTACGCTCCATGTACCGGCCTCCGGAACAGTCAGCGTACACGTTCCATTGACCGATGTGCCGCTCACGACCTTGCTTCCTTTCGTCGCGGTAACAGTTGCGCCCGAGGTCACAGACACGATGATTTGTAGCTCTGTACCGGTCTGAATGGCCTGAATGGCTGTCACAAATCCATCCGGGTAGACCAGTGGGTCAGATGTGCCGCCCTTCTCCCGGATAGCTGCGGCAACCTTTGTCAGGTCAGTTGTATTTGTCAAATATTCAGCCATCAGAAGCTACCTCCATTCGCGTTTGCAATCTCCGCAGCCGCCCATGCACCAGACACAACACGCAGGAACTTTCCATTGTCCGAAGCAGTGACCGCGGGCAGCTCCTTCGCGCTCCATGCGGCCTTGTTGTTCTGGACGTCAGACACCGCCTGATCGATATCTGCGCCAGTGTGCGCACTGTTGTACTGATCTGCCATAAAATCACTCCTTCATGCAGAGAAATTCCTTTCCGTCTGCCGTCAGCATGGTCTTTGTCGTGCCGGACGGAACAAAACCATAGTTATCATTCCAGCTTCCGTCCGCGCCCTGTGCGTATAGGGAGATTCGATATTCTCCGTCACCATGCAGGAGAAAATCGTCGTAGACCTCGAAGGTTCGCTCCGTCCCCGCCGGGGTCTGGGAAAAGGACGCAATGAGCGCCCCTTTCCCTCGCCCCCAGTCCTCGCCGGTTTTCGTCGCGCGGCACTCAAAGGCCGTGTAGGCGATGTCCGATGAGAATTTGACGGTGATGGAATCGAAACCCGAGACTGCCGAGATTTTATTCCCCGTGATGGTGAACGTCAGTCCCGGCGCGGCCATTATGCCACGCTCCAAGTCCCGGCGGCGTTCTTGACAAAGACCTTGATGATCTTCGTGCCGTCGCCGGAGGATGCCGTCGCAAGGTCCGCGCCCTTGATGGTGACATTGATCGCTGTGGCCTTCTTGTAGCCACCCTTGCTGCCGGAGGTGTTTGTGGAGCCGCCAGTGGTGGGAATCTGCGTACCGGCGTCGTGGAGGCTGCTGGTGCTCGGCACAACACGCACCGTGTATTCCTCGAAGTCCACGTCGCAGGTGAAGGAGAACGCGCAGGTGTCGAAGCCGGAGACTTTGGAGATCCTGGTCTTGTCGGGGCCAGTGATCGTGACCACCGGAACTGCCGTATTGACCGTGATAGACGCTGTGACCGCAGCCGTTTCGTTGCCGACGTCATCCCGCACCTTGATATGCACGGTTTTCAGGCCATCGCCTTCCGTCAGGATGATGGACT